GCCTTAGTTGCTTTTCTTGCCATAGCAGAATGTTACCTGTCAAGCAAGATGTTATAGATCTCATCGACTCGCGTGTTGAGTCTTTTGATCTCAGACAACAGGTGGGTAATTACATAGCCAGACAAGCCACCGAGAGCTGCAATGGTGGCAAGGTAAAGGGTGAAGAAGTCTGACTGTGTCACTTCTTGATTCCCATAGCAGGATCATTAGGTGATAGGTAGCGCAGTACAGGTGGAAGGATTGAAGCAACACCTGCTGCAATGAGAGCCTTAGGATCTGTGACCCCAGCTGCTGCCATTGAGATTACTGCTACTAGGAATGCTCTAGCCCATGAGCCTGCTGCTGTCTTTAGTTCATTCATTATTCTCCACCTAACATAGATACTTGAAAAAAAGCCCCATCATTGTCAGCTTCTTTCTTAAAGCTAACATGCATGTGCTTAGTGTGTTTGTTAGCCCCTGTGTACTTACGCCACTTCCAGTTGAGGATGCTCGAGCAGATTCTTCCATCGTAAATGATGTAACTAATACGCTTGTCTGCTTTTGACTTGGACAAGGTACGAAGCTGATCAGCAAGATCTCCCATGATGTCGGGCTTTCCGCCCTTGAATAAGTCTTTGTCCACATCAATGGCACGAACCCAGCCCTGATCATCAGGATTATGATCTGACTTGCGAGCAGCGTGTCGGGTATCACCGATCCAACCATCCGATGCGCGGTCACGATCTGGGAACGAATCATCGAACTGTTCGCGTAGCTGTATCGCTGCCTTAGACAGTCTTGGCTTCATTAGCCTTTAACTCATCGTAATACGCTTTTAGCATTGAAGTGAACTCGCCATTGCCATGATCAATAATTGCGTGTTCTACTGTTTCGCCCGCTGCGTTTTCAGTTTCAATGAAAGTAACATTGGTCATTTTATAACTCCGCACTAACACCAAAGAAACCATTGGCATTGTTTGTATAAAGGAAATAAGGACGATACTGCGTTAATGATGTTGAAGTAGCATCAAAAGAAATGATTGTGCCAGTTGATGCAAAGGTTGCTCCAAGTGTTAAAGCTGAAACCACTTGACCTGTGACTCCGTCATAAATAACTATGTTTGAATAATCTAAAGTGTCAGGACCTTTACGCATTGTTGTTGGACATGTAATTGAAAAGACTGCTGCGGTCGTGCTCTTAGCAGTTCCAAATGTTGAAATCACACCTGAATTACCAGGTGATACTCTCCAATAATAACGCTGGCACAATGACAATTCGCCTTGCAATGTTCCTGTTGCAGTCTCAAATGGTGTTGCCTTTGATCCGTACTCAACCTGCACACCCCAGATGTCAATGTTAGCTGTAGAAGCAGTTGTAAAGCGTAAAGGTAGAATACCTAAATAACTTCCTGCGCCAAGTGTTTTTCCTGAGATGGTAGGAACAGTAAATGAATGGGTGTATCTAGTCCATGTTGTTGTAATTGTGTTAGTTGTTAAAGCAGTCGATACTTCACCTGAACCACCTGAACCAAAGTTCTGGATAATAAATGGTTCGTTCAGAATGGTGCCTGTGCTAATTCTTGCCCAGTATGAAAGCGTTACAGATTGCGCTGCAAAAGTTCTTACATCTTCGATTCTTTGTTGTATGTTGCTAAAGCTACCTGATGAGCCAGGAACCCAACGAGCGTAATATTCTGCTTCGTAACCTGCTACTGGAGCTGATGCAGGTGTGAATGTTTGTCGTGTAAATGATGGACTTGTGCGATCGCCTGTTGCAGTCCAACGATCTGCCCAATATGCATTGTAAGCACTAAACGATGTACCACGCTGCCAGATGCCAAAATCACCATTGATGATCTTATTCTTACCTGCTTGACCGAAGCCCACATTCCATAGTGATGTGTCAATGGCATCGCCCAGAGCGCGGATATCCTGTGCGCCATTCTTAACAAGGCTTGAGTTATCTGGCTCAGCCCATCCATAGTTCGGTGATAGTGCCATTTAGGTTAGTGCTCCTGTCGCATTTGTCCATGTAAGTGTACCATTTACGCCATCCCAATCTAATGAGGCTGGCAATACTGTTTCCCATTGTGTAGTAGATAATGAGAAGTCTGTTGCTGAGACATAAAGAGTTATGTCCACATAAGTCGGGGTGGCGTTAAGTGCCACATTCTCGACAAAGCCGTCAAAGATCCCACCAAGCAAGTTGCTAGGCAGATTGTTGATAAGTACAGGCTGACCAAAAAAGACCCCAATAAGGCTGTCAAGCATTGCACTTGGCATGTCTGGATTATCTAAACGAAAGCGAATAGCACCTAATGATGCCCGTGGCGTAGCACGCAGTTTAAGCTCTCTAGAAGCAATATCGGTAATGTCTGCAAGGTTTTTAATATTAGATTCGACTGACCGCTCAAACAGCCCGTAGGAGGCTATGGAGTCTGTATCAGAGGTGCTGTAGGTTGAGGCGTATCCTGTGGCGTACTTGTAGATAAGGCTGTTACGGATACGAGCGACCTGAGTTGTTGAGGTGATAGAACTTGGTGTTGCATATGAGCCATCGAGGTTAGTAAAGCCGTTTGCTGCAAGGTAGTTAGATCTGTGATCGGCATCATCATATGAGACATCCCCGTCCTTTTCCTCGTAGAGCTGACCGAGTGCGCTGTTAGCAATCTGATCTGCGAGGGTCTGCGACTTTGCGGTAGCACTAGCAGCAAGAGCGATCATTGTGTAGAAGCCTGTGTCGATAGTGCCGATGGATGATTCTGCATCTAGCCATGTCTGTGTGGCTGGGTATGTATCCCATGTAACTGTAGGTGTGACTTCTGCCCATGTAAGGTTTAGGGCTGCACCTAAGATGTCTGCAATCTGCTCGCCATCTAATTCTTCTACAAGAGCTGTGTTATAGACAGCCTTAGTCAGTTTAGCCAGTGAGCCAATACCTAAGATCTTTCCTGTGGTTATGTACCCAGTTTCTTCTGGGCTACGCACTCCGACATTGAAGTCTGATACTTCTCCACCGAATACAGTCACATAAGTGCCAGTTGAGTTCTTAAGCTCTAAAGTAATTGGCTCTGTAACATTAATGGTGAAAGGCGTATTGTCTGTGTTAATAATCTCTACTTGGCAGTAACCTGCTGTAGGTTGGCGATCAATGTCTAAGCGACCAGATGCAAACGACACAGAGGTGACAGTCGTATAGACATCATCACCTACTGTTACGCGCCACTCTGGAAGCCATGTCATGCGATTGTTAGCGTTCCTCGGTCACGGGCTTCACGAAGCACATTGTCAATAGCTTCTGCAATAGCGTTAGGGTCTCCCACGCCTGTGTTCACAATAATGGTGTTACCTGATCCACCACCTGAACCGCCTCGGTTCATGTTAGGGCTATAGCCTCCCATGTCACCGACTGTGCGCTGGTAATCAATCAATCCTAGATAGTCTGCATAATTCTGCTGTTCTTGCAATAGTGCAAAAGCGTTAGCGCGTTCTGTAGCTGCATCTGCATACTCAAGGATAGCCCCAATAGATCCGCCTGCTGTTGAGATAGGCGCGATGAAATCTCCTGCTGGGATACCTGAGCCCATTGATCCGCTTGTCGGTACTTTTGCCTTGCTTGCTGTATTGGCTTGAGCAAGTAAGTCCATCATCTCTTTAATTTTACGCAATGCCTCATCCAGATTTTTTTGATCGATTAACTCGGCTGGTTTGAGACCTTCAAGGATTGATTTAATATCTGCAAGCTTTACATTCTGACCAGACAGTGCGTTAAAGATTTTGACATCTTCATTAAGTCTTTTTGTTGCAGCAGTAATCGCTGCTTCATCTTTAGAAGCAATAGCATCTTCTAGATCTGAGATCGATTTCTTGATGTTCAGGCGTGCCGTGTCATTGGCAATCTGTAATCTTTGAGTGTCTGTTGTGGATCTAGCTAACAGTTCTGCTTGATTCTGGAGAGCTGCTGCATTTTGAATCTTATCCATGTCAAAGACTTCGTTGCCTTTGTTAAGAGCAAGGTTAGCTTTATCAATAGCCAGTTTTAATCTAGCAGCCTTTAATGCTGCTATTTCCGTTGCTGTAAGCTTCTTTTTAGCCGCTAAAGTCTTAACGACATACTCAGCCTGTAATCTGGCTAGATCTGCTAAACCTTGTGCCTCTACACCGCTACCAGCTGGAACCCGACCAGCCTCAGCAAGAAGGCTGAGATATGAACCAAGAATCGGGATGAGTTGAACATAATCTTCAATGCCGGCATTCTTGAACCCCGGAATTTTGTTTAATTGACCAGCTAGTATGCCAATACCGCGAATAACATCTGCAATGTAAATAGCCGTGTTCTGCATTGCAGTTGCTAGGTTATCGACTGAATCTTGGTCGCCTAAATTTTTAAGTGCATCGATTAAACCTGTACCGATGATCTCAGAAGCATTAGCAGATGCAACTGCTAACTTATCGATTGAGCCTTGAAAGGTATTAGCAGACTGTGTTGCTGCGCCCGCGAATGTGGTTTCAAGTTGCCCAATAATATCTTCGAACTTGCCAGCCTTAAGATCTGCCTTCGATATACCTACACCTAAACGAGATAGGGCAGCATTGTTCCCCAGGTATGCACGACTTAACGCTCCTGTAACCGATGCTAAA